CCTCGCTGGCACCAGCGCCGACGGTCACGATCATGCGCGATCTCGGGCCCCACTGGCTCGGGTCCACGTTGACCCAGTTGCCCTTGAAGCGGAACGGCACGGAGCCGTTGTGATAGCGGACGAGGTTGTCCCGAATGAGGCGGTACACTGGCCGGATACCTGTCTCGGCAATATTGCGAACCACAAGGCCCACCAACATCTCCGAGGCGGACATAACACGCTCAACAGCGTGCGCGGACTCATTCGAGACCAACTGGTTGTTCATCGCCGAGTCTGCGCTAACACCTGTTCGGCTGCGCTTGGCTTCATCAGCGAATTGCAATAACTGAAACGCTTCCTGACCAATCGGCATACCACCCAGCTCGGTCACGGCGTTGTGTGACTTTGTTCTAATAATGCCGCCGGGTCGGGTGACAAGCAGATCATCAAGGTTTGCCTGCCCCTCAAGAACCACCTTCATGCGGTTGGTGGACTGGTAGTAGCTGTCCATCGTGGAGCGCAGGATCGCGGTCTTGAGGTCTTGGATCTGACGCACGCGCTCAAATACGCTAATACCGAAGGGTGAATAGGGCTTGGGGATGGCCTGCATGGCCACAAACGGGATCTCAGGGATTTCCTCAATGTCGAGGATGTCGGTAGGCTCTGACTCGCCAAGGACAACCACCTTGCACAGCTCCGAGACGCCGTCGTCGTTAATATCCATCTGCATGTAGCACTCAGAAACGACCAGCAGCTTCTGGCTTTCGTCGTTCTCGGGGTCTACATAGGTATATGGGTCCTGCTCACGGTCGAGGTGTCGGTCCTGAGCATTCTCGATGATCTCTGGGTCATATCCTTCCGCAAGAAGCTCCGAGGCAGTCCGGCGTCGAGTATGAGCGACGAATCGAGCATCTTTGAGGTCACCACCACGGTGATCGTCAGCCACCCTAAATTCTTCAGGGGGGACAGCCTCAACAACGACCTTGCCCTGCTTGATAATGCGTGCCGCCGTGACCGTTGTGCCGTCTGTTTCAGACCTTTCTATCTCCGTAACTTCAACCATGGGGTCAGCAAGCAGCGCCTGAAGCTGTGGCTCCTGCAGCCCGTTGTAGTGCTCCACGATGCGCTCAGGGGTGTCGTCGTAGCACACCTTAATCACGCCAGTGCCGCACATCAGGGCGTCCTTGGCCGCCGAATACAGCGCCATATAGCCCTCGTTGTCCTCGGAGAAGACAAAGTGCGTGAACTGGGTCTCCAGATCAGCCTGAGCCTCGTCCTGTGCGCTCATCGGGCGGAACTTCACCGACTTGCCGCTGAGGCTCTCAATGATCGGGGGCATGATCCACTCAACCGAGTCAGCAACGTCCGTGGACACCACGCCAGAGCGCCCCTTTGTGTCTGGGGCCATAGGTAGTTCGCCAGAGTAATACTGCTCGGCGGTTCTCTTCTTCTCTAGCCACGCATCCGATTGAGAGCAGTGCTCCATCTCCTCGGCTACGATGCTCAGAATGTCGGTTTCTTCCATCATCTAGATATAGGCATCCGCTGATTGCTTGTATTCAATAGGCTTAGTCCAGCCCGTGTAATTAAGGTCGTCGCTAATGCTGAAGCAGTAGGCCAGCGCGTCGGCCAAGTTTGGTGACGGCAGGTTAAGAGGCGGCTTTGCCATCTCGCTTTTTGTCATCAACTGGATCTTGCCGTGCGCGTTTGGCTTCCTCGGTATCCGGCAGACCTCTGCACGCAACGCGCTCAGGTTGGGCATGTCGGGGTCCAGAAATATGCACTCGTCTGGATCAATGTACTCGCCCTGACTGAGCTGGTAGCTCTTGTAGAACCGATCTCGTAGCAACCAGTAGGCCTGCGCCCGGCGGTTGTAGAACGCGTCCTTGTTCGTCCTGTGGTGGTCATACATGGCGTCGGGGTTCTCTGGACGCTCACCGCCATGGAACGGGACGGTCCTCACATTCCGAGGGCCGAGCTGACGTTCGACCTCGCGAGCAAGTCCCAAGCCGATACCATCTGAGTCCCAGACGAAGGTATCTGCTCCAAAATCATCAACGTGCTGAATAGCCCAATCAAGGCCATCACTAGCTGTGCCGTCTGACTTAGCCTTAACCGCCAGTACAACCGGACCGTGCCGGACCACAACCGCCTTGTCATCCTTACCAAGGTCCGAGACGTCATGCGCTACGACCTTGGCGCCGCTGGGACGTACCTTAATCTCATCCGCGAGACCAACCGCCGCATTGAACCAGTCCGGTACGATAATGCTCGTGTCGACCTCATCGAGGGTCTGGCCCTCCCAGACGTGCTCGTACTCGGCATCCGAAAGCGTCGCCTTATCCTTCTGGCGCTCAATCTCAAGTTCAGCAGGAAAATATGGGTTCTCACTGTAATTCGCGCGGATAATAGTGTGAGTTTCGTCACGGTAGATCCCGTCCATCCGCAGTGTGAGCATCCGACCCTTCAGAAATCTCTCGGTAAAGGGGTCAGCTTCTGATCGGGGGTTGGCGGTCAGGTAAAAGAACGAGCCCGCCTCACGTATCGTCGGCGTAAGGAGCCTCAGGGACTCCTCGGATATCGTCTGCGCCTCCTCAACCCAGCAGATGTCAGTACCGAACAGCGACTTGATGCTCTCCGCATTACGCGCCAAGCCCTTGAATATGAACTCCCCGCCGCTGGTGTGGCTTATCTTGTCGCGGGTGACGTTAAAGCCCGGAACCCCTAGCTGGTCAATAAGGTCAGCAATTAGGGCGTGCACGGACTCCTGTATCGAGTTCTGGTACTCACGACAGCACAGGATCTTCTTGCCCTGTATGGCTCCCAAGATGCACAGCATCGCCACCGTCATGGACTTACCGCTACCACGGCCCCCTACGGCTATCCTGTACCGCGAGTCGCTCTCATATAGGGGTAAGAACGCCTCGGGTAAACTTATGTCCATCTAAACGGCGCAGTACACGTTGCACTGGCAGGACACGGGCTCCACCTCGGCGGGCACTTGAGCCTGTGGTTGCTCCTGTCGGCGCCCCTCAATCACAGCCTCTAGGCCCTTGCCACCAAGAGGGAGGGCCGTACAACCGCTAGTGAGCGCGATCGAGACAGCCGCCATCAAGACCCAACACGAAGCGCGTAGCGCTTCTCGTGAAGCCGGAGGCTTCATTCGCATACTTCCCCGTCCTCTGAGGCGTCAAACTGGGCGTCACCACAGCCGTACTTGTTGTCGCGGTTGGTGTCACACGCCTGAATAAAGGCAATCGAGTCGAACGTGATAACGCCGTCAAAGTCGAAGTCCAGACACCACTGGTGGGAGCCAATCGGCGCGTTGCCGGGCGTTACAGGTACCACAGGCTCCTGATAATCCACCTCGGTGAACGGGTCCTGCTTTACGAAGTTCACGTCACCAGAGGCCGGGGTGCGCTTGATGAACACGTCGCGGTCAGCAACGTACACCGACTCGTCCTCGGCCAGCGTGTACACGCCACCGTCGTCGTAGGTAATGTATGTGTCTGCAACCGCTAAAGGGGCAAACATGAGCAGAGGGAATAGTGCTTTCATAGAACCGTCCTTGTTCTAGTGGTTTTACTTCTTAAATGAGTCGATAAATGTGTCTATCAGTCCGGGTAACTGCTTTTTTGCCTCATCTGGGCGCCTGTAAATCTCTCTGGTGACGCCGGGAGGGAATATCGGCTTACCCTGTAAATGCAAATTCCAGCCGCTGGGGGTGTTCAGGGCATCAACTATCTCGTCAACCCTTTCGTTATGGAACTCGCGCGGGAACTTGTACCCAGTCGTAGAAATGGCATCGGCAATACCGCCCAGCAGACTGCCCGCATAGGGGTTTTTCTCAACCTTGCGGCCCTCAATGGCCCTAAGTAGGCTCTGATGCCTTTCTCCGCCAAAGGCGTTGTATTTGGGGAAGGAATCGGGGTTATTCCTGCCACTAGACTCATATGAGTTGGTCAGGCCTCGGGAGTTCCAACGCTCCTTCCACTCTGGAGAGTTAAACTTCTCCTCTGTAGCTTCGCGCATCCCCTGACGCCTGACTTGATCGGCGTGTAGAGCTGAGTACCTGCTGTTGTAACCGCTCATAACCTTCTCTTTATATGGGTGTATTAAAATTCTAAGGTAAAGGGGTAAATTATCTCAGGGGGGACCGGCCATCCGAGAGGCCGCCAGCCCTGAGGGGGTGGATATCCGTCTAACTTCCTTAAATGCATGTTATGGGAAGTTATAACAACAATGTCAATGTTATCAATGAGTTAGGTATTGCGAGTCATTCTCATCTAACAACTCACCTTCTACCTCACGTGGTGGCAACACATCCTGATGCTGCTGTGTCACTACCTTGATCGTAACCTCTTGATTACCTTGACTATCTTGCTTCTCGCCCTCGATAGCCTCGGCAGCCAGCGCTTGCGGTATCAGCCTAGCCACCAGTCCAGCCAGCACCTCGGGCTTCTCAGCCGCCAGATGCTCCATGATCTCGTCTCCACGCTGTGCCCAGAGGCGCTCCATCGTGCCTATCACCTGCTGGTTGAGCTTATCCTTGCTACCTTTCGGCCTGCCTCCACCCTTCCAGCCCTTGAGAAACTGCCCTGTTTCAGGGTCACGCTTACCACTGCGCTCTTCCTGTTTAATGGCCATTTCTTGTGGGATTTCTTTGACGTCGTCACTGTCTATTTTGTCAGTCATCACGCCGCCTTCTGGGCTATGTGTACAAGAGCAATGACGCCACCGATGATCCCGATGATGGACACAGTGAGCGCCACCGCCTCAATAATAAAGGGCCCAGAGAAAGGCTCCGAAAATAGTGAAGAGTCCGATGGTGACCGCCCATTCGATCCAGTCGTTGGGCCAGAGGTCGTCTCCCTTGTCATCGTTTGGCCTTAGCTTTTGACTTGGCCCGTGACTTTGCTTTCGGTTTGCTGACCTCTTCGGTTGCTTCTGGCCCATCAATTGTTTCCTCATACGCTGCAAGGCGTGCCTCTAGCGCCTCAATCTTGGATGACATTGCCTCGACTTTGTCTGCAATGGACTGCTCAACGCCGGTCAGGTCGACATTGATATCGTCTAGCGCACTCCTCAGAGTGTGCGTCACAAGCATTGCGTAGCGTACTGGTCGTGAATAGGGTATTCGTAACATCATCAGAACTCCTCCTTGAGCACTTCCAAAATGCCTTTGTATTCTGCGATCTGTGCCAACTTATCCTCGATCTCCTTGAAGTAGCCGCCGTGGCCAGCCACGAAGATGGGGTTATCGACGGCAATGTTGACCTCTTCCTTGAGCATTGCGATATGACTGGTGACGTGCTCTTTGAGTGCATAGAGCCTGCTTTGTCGTTGTGGGCTTGCCATTTAGAGCACCGTGTTGAGTAGGTCGTCTGGGTCGTATACGCCGGTCTCTGGCGTCATTCCGAGGCCAAGCAGGCCTCTCATCACATCTCGCACAATGTCTGGTGCAGCTAGGCTCCTATTGCCAGTAACGACGTTGGTCTTAATTGGTAGCAATGAGCCGTACTCGTACATCGAATCCTTGGTCAGGCCGAGGTTATCCATGTGCTCGTTGAGCTTCTGCTCGCGGTTGTGCATGGTGGCCTCTAGGTGGTCCTGCCCCAGCGTTGGTGCGCCTACTGACAGTGACGCGGAGCCAGATGGAAGCCTTGATACAGACGCCTCGTAGGCCGCCCTATCCATCGGGTCAAAGGTGCCTGATAGGTTATTCTTGCCCGCTATAAACTTACCGGCCTCTCCGCCGTATGATGCGTCTCTGCCCTTACCTGCGTCACCAATCCTGCGCTTAACATAGTCCTGAATAGCTGGCGTGAACTCCTCGCCCAGCTTTTCAACCAGATTCTCGGCCAGAATATCCATGCCAGTGATATATGCCGGACCGTTGACGCCTCCATCTGCCTTGCCTACGGCGTTGCTCCACGAGTCTTTCGGCCATTTGCCGTCAATCTTTGCCGAGCTGTAGTCAGTGCTGCTGTGCACAAAGGCGTTAATAAGCCTCGACTGGTCCTCAACGTTGTCCATCTTGGACAGGGCCAGCTTCAACTCCTCGATCCGCTTCTGCATATCCTGAATGCCAATCATGTTGCCATTCGGGTCCTTGCCAATACGAGGAGCCTTCCTATCACCCCTCCTGTGGCCAGCGAACTCCCGTGCGCCCTTGATTCCGGGGTGGATTATCAGGCCCTCGGCGTCGTCAGACGCCAATAGGGCGCCGCCCGCCGCTGTGGCTGTTAGTGCTGGTTTGAGTAGGGACATAGGGGTCTATGGATTTATCAGTGCACTGATAATTATTAGATTGCTGATCGCGATCAGCATTGGTTTGTCAATCGCGATTGACTTTGGTAATTGCAATTACCATTGGTTTGTCGAGCGCGCTAGACAAGAAAAAGCACCACCTAGCTGTAGGTAGAGCTATACGCTACAAGATCGCTTGTGTTGCTGGGCGGCTTGGGGCCGCCACATCGTTGCAGGTAGGGCTCAACGTTTCGTCCCTATATATGTCCTATTGTATCATATTTTGAGACTAAAGTCAAGCAATATCCGTGCC